AATAAACCTAATGGCCATGTTATAACCAAAAAATTGGCGTTAGGGTATAATTTAAAAGGTACGTATCTATCATAAGAACCTGGTTTAAACATAGAACCCCCACCGTATTGTTTTACAATCCCATACTCTTCATCGTATTCTACATTACCACTTTTTGATTGGACCTCAATATAATTGGAAAGGTTAAGTTTCATTTCTTGAGCTGTGGCGTAACCATATTCTTTTGCTAATCTAACTATATTTTGGTAAATGTTTAAAAGTGATGGTGTACATTCCATCACAAGAGTTTCTAAAAATTTTGGTTTATTTTTGTAAGCTAATAATAATTTATTAGTTACAAGTGCCATACTAATTTTATTACGTTCTAAATCTTTTCCTTTATCTAGGGTAAAAACATAGTTCATAACATCATCTGGTGTAATATCTAATCTAGCATAATCAGCACTATCTACAGTAGATATCATCATAATATCTTTTGATGGGAAAATGTCTGATGGTGAAAGAACGTTAGAGATAGTCTCAACGTTTGACCTTGAGTGTCTAAAACTTGTTGACGTACTTTTTTCAACACCAACTTGTGAATCGTGGTGGTCAGTGTGTATAACAAACATTGGTTTACCGTGAGCAAAATCTACCAATACAGGCATTATTTCACCACTAGAGTCAGGTTTTTTAATTGAGAATTCTTTATCACCGTATTGAATTACTTCAACATCAACAACTTCAATACCGTTGTTTTCTAAATAATTTTTCATGGCAATTGCCGTAGTAACTCCATCTAAATCCTGATGAAAATAAATTTTAGCTTTTTGATATCTTTTAGCTAATGTATTTATATTTTGTATACCACTTTCGACTAACAAAACCTGTAGTATGTTTTCACTAATAATCATTATACTTATTGTTTTTCAATAAATATCACGACTTTTGATTCAGTTCTATTAATTTATCTAGATATTCTTTTGCCTTATATAAATCTTGGACACCGTTTTTATGTCTCCACCTAGTAACATACTTAACAATATTACCCTCAAAAAAGTCTAATTTTTGTGAGTGTGCGTAATCCCACATCTCAATTCCTTGGTTATAATGTGAGGGATGTTCTACTTGTTCTTTATTTTTATCTTCCATTATTTTTGTTTTTAATTAAAAATAGTTATATTTGTAAAAATAAAAAAGTTCTATGGAAAGAAAAAAATTAAATATATTTGAAAAAGTGGGTCTTTGGTGGAAATTTGAGGGTAGGTATTACCATAAAGACTTTATTAAAGGTGTTAAAAACCTTTGGTCATGGTTTCCTGTTATATGGAAAGACCGTGATTATGATGACCATTATATATTTGAAGTTTTAAAATTTAAATTAAATAAGCAAGCTGATTATATTGGTGGTAATGACAGGCATTTAAGTACTAAAAGAAATACTGAAATAATGCGTCTTGTAACTAAACTAATTAAGTTACAACAAGATGATTTTTACGGTATGGAATATATGGATTACCATGAAACTAAATACGACTTTATCCCAACAGATGAAAGTAAAAAATGGTCTTCCATGGAAGATACTTTAGTGTCTGAAACTTTTGATGAGTATTTTAAAAAATACCCACGTCAATATAAAAAAGTGGTAAATGGTAAAATAAATCTATATCAAAGACCTTTTGAAGAAAAAGATAAAAAATTAATTGCTATGGAGATTGCACATGAAAATCAGGATAGATGTAATAAACTTATTTTTAAACTTCTTGAAAAGAATATACAAAAATGGTGGGATTAATAACCCACCATTAATTTTTTAAAGAAGTCAGTTGAGATGTCAAATTCTTCTTGTTCATCACCGACAACTGTATTAATAACACGTTTTTTCTTTTGTAACATTTCATACATCATTTCATCAATAGTACCTTGAGCTATTGGGTAATAAACATTAACAGTTTTTGACTGACCGATGCGAAAGGCCCTATCTTCCGCCTGTGCGTGATTAGCTGGTACAAAATCTAAATCATTCATAATAACTACCTGTGCCGCTGTAAGTGTAATTGCGGTACCAGCAGATACAAGATTGCCAACAAAGACTTTAATATTTTCATTCTCTTGGAACCCGTCGATAGACCTTTGTTTTTGTGTACCACTCAGTTTACCGTTATGACCCACAGCTATTCTACCAAAATGATTCATTAATGCATCAAATGAGTGGGTGAAGTTTGTAAATATAATTACCTTTTGACCGTTCTCAATTGCTTGTTCAGCTAATTCAATCGTGTGTTTAACTTTTTCTTGTGCTAAATATTTTCTAAGAACAACTAATTCAACCATGTGTCTACCTGAACCAAGACGTTTACCTTCACTTTTGGCCCATTCAAGATATTCCTCAAATACATTACCATACCCTTTCATATCATCAATCTCAATATAATAAGGTGCTACAATTTTTGGTGGTAGGTCTAGGTGGTCTTCTTTTTTTCTTCTTAAGATAAGTGATTTAGTTCTTTCATGTAACTCTTCTAAGTTAGAAGCTCCATCAGTTAACCATATATCTTTGTATTGTCCACTATTTAATTTCTTTTTAAATTTTTTACCATCACAATATCTAAATGCAAAGTATTTCCAACTAGAAGTTACTGGTGATTCACAGAGATTAAGTAGGTTAAAATAATCCATTGGTCTGTTTGCGATAGGTGTACCCGTTAATAACCACCTTTTACCAATACTTTCAGCAATCTGGTTAACTATTTTAGTCCTATCAGCTTTAGGATTTTTAACCATGTGAGCTTCATCTAATATAATAATGTCGTAACCTTCATTAACCAAATGTCTATTTATTTCCCACTCTTCATAATTTTTTCTGTTATCTATTAAGGTGTGAAAATTTTTAAGTATGTCATAATTAATGATAGTAAATTTTTTGGGATTCCAATGACCAGTTTTTAAAATACTAATATCTTCTTCAGGAACAAAATTTGATATCTCACGGTACCAATTAATTTTGGCGTTAGCCGGACAAACTACTAAAACTTTTTCTGCTCCCGTTTCTAAAGCTGAAACAATGGATTGAAATGTTTTTCCAAGACCCATGTCATCTGCAAGAATACAATTTTTTTTACTTAAAAGAAATTTAATACCCTTTTCTTGGTGGGGGAAAGCTTTCCACCCTCTTCTATCTAATTTTTGGTATTTTTCAAAATCAACCTCAACATTAATTTCAGTATCATATAGGTTCTCAAATACCTGTGTTTTTGGCACATAAAAAAGTGGTGAGTATTTTTGATTTTTAAAAACCTTACCCCTAACATGATAACTTTTTTCTGTATCACCTAAAACAGTTTCAACAAATATTTTTTCAGGTACGTGATTAAGTTCAAACTTTTCTTGTAATTGTTTACCCAAAAACTCTGTTATGGTAATAACTTTATTAACATCAACAGGGTCCTTATCAAAATTATTTTCTACATACTCAGATACACTGGGTGATATAGGAAAAGAACCTTCCTTATCTAATCTTTCTTTTAACGATATTAAATACTCATTTTTACCTTCATAGGTCTCTAGTTTTAATAAAGTTTTTCTATTTTTTAATTTACCAATATCTAGCATAACTTATTAAATATAGAAACAAATAGAAAAAAATAAATGAAATACGATTCTTCTAAATATTTATAAGAAAATATACTTAAATGTCAGATAAAAGAAGATTTCCAATAACTCGTGTTCATAAATTTTATGATGAGACTGATTTTGGTTTTGATAATGAGCTAGCCAGAGAATTTGTAGAAGGTGATTTAAATTTTGTTGTAATTCTTTTTAGGGTTGATAGGATTAAAAGTCAAACAGATAGTGTCTATGGTGAGTCTGATGTAGAAGAAATTAAATTTCTTCCTCCTGTAGAAATTAAAGTTAGACCAAATTTGGAAGAATCACAGTCTAAAGCATATTCAGAAGGTTATATGAGATATGAGGATTACGGTAATTTAACTTTTACAGTTTTTACCGACCATTTAAAAGAGTTAGGTGTTGATATAACATATGGTGATTATATCGGTTACCCTGATAAAGAAGATAATATTAAATATTTTACTGTCACAAATGATGGTAAAATTAATTCTGATAACGTTAAAACTAGATTAGGTTACAAATCTTACTATAGAAAAGTAGTTTGTACAACGGCTGACCCAGAAGAGTTTACGGGTTAATATAAATAAAATTATGGCATTACCAAAAAAAAGAAAAACTGATTTACAAATTAAAAGTATAGACCCACAAGGTGGTCCTGCTCATTGGGTTGAACAGTTTTTAGAACAAAATAAACAATTTTTACCTAGGTCAGTTGATTTTGCCGATTTAGATGAGGGTTTTGTCGAATTTGTTGAAAACGACTTAGGTATAGTTTTAAAGGGTGAAAAAGTACCTGTTAATTTTTTAACATTACAAAGATGGAATGAATTTACAAAAATTTGGCCAAATACAGATAAATATAAAAATGTTAAAATACCTTTTGTTTCTGTTGTTAGAAAACCTAATCCCGAAAAAGGTACTAACCCAGCCGACTTTAAAATACCCGTAAGAAAAAATTTCCCTTATATGCAGATACCTGTTTGGGACGGTAATCGCAAAGGTGCTGACATTTACGGAATACCAAATCCTGTAGGTGTCGACATGATGTATACTGTTAGATTGTTTTGTTACAAAATGAGAGATTTAAATAAATTAAATCAAAAAGTATTACAAACATTTGCTTCAGCTCAAGCTTACGTTAATATTAAAGGACACTACTTCCCAATCATGTTAGAAAACATTGGTGATGAAAGTCAAATTGATGATTTAGAAGGAAAAAGATTTTATGTACAAACTTATGAAATGAGGTTAATGGGTTATTTGGTTGATTCGGAAGAATTTGATGTTAAACCAGCAATCAGTAGAGCTTTAGTTACTTTTGAAACTAGTAGTAGGATACCAAAACCTTTAGCTAGATTTATTAAAGATAATGCTAAAGATGATAAAACATTAAAATGTATTATACAGTTTTTACCTGGTTCATCAACTTCTATAAGATTTTCTACCGAAGTTAAAACTAGTTTTAGTTCTGTAGATTTAGATAACATAACATCTTATACAATTTATGTAAATGGGGTTTTAACAACCATACCTTTTTTAGTCGAACCTTCTGACGTTATAATTATAAACATAGTAAAGGACGATTCAACCATGATTGGTGAAATAACACTTAGAGGATTAATTATTACAGAATGAGTAATTGTGGACCAGATATAGTAAAATATTTTATAGTAACACCATTAACAGGAGATACGTATGTAATTGGGGGGGTAAATACTCCTGCTACAAATAACACAAATAGTGCTTTAATAAACTTAATATACAATCAAGGGATACCTTTTGGGACTTATTCTTTGCCTTATACGGATGTTTATGTGACTGGTGGTACTTTTTCAAATGATATTTTATCTTTAAGAAGAAATGATGGTATTTCAATACCTATTACAGGATTTTCTTCATCACCAACAACCGATGTTTATGTAACTGGAGGAACTTTTTCAATTAATACTTTAACTTTAAGAAGAAATGACGGCATTTCAATACCTATTACAGGGTTTTCTTCGGTTATACCACCAGATGTTTATGTGACTGGTGGTACTTACTCAAGTGGTAATTTAACTCTTGGTAGAAATGATGGTGTTTTAATTTCAGTTTCAGGATTTTTTACGGGGTCTACTGATACATACGTAACTGGGGGTACTTATTCAAGTGGTAATTTAACTTTAAATAGTCAAGATAATACTATAACAATTACAGGTTTCACTGATTATTATACAACAGGTGTTACTTTAAATGGTAATGTATTAGAGTTTGATAGGAATGATACAAATAATGCTTACTCCGTAGACCTATCCTCAATTAAATTCAGTGGTAATACATCGGGTGATTGTATTACCGATATTTATGTGTCTAATTTAAATTCTTGTTCACCATTACATATTCAAAATATAAGTTCAGGTGATGTTTTAATACTTGAGAACGGTAATGGTTTTGTAGGTATAGGTACTTTAACACCAACTGAAAGATTAGATGTTAATGGTAAAACAAAAACTACAAGATTACAAGTAACTAACGGAGCTGTATCTAATTATGTTTTGACATCAGATTCTTTTGGTAATGCCTCTTGGTCACAGGGTTTAGACAATTATGTTACAGGTGGAACCTATTCTAATGGTTCTATTACCCTTAATAGACAAAATGGTACATTTAATGTAACTGGGTTATCTACAGGATACACCTTAACATCTTCAGCTATTAATACGGCTTTAGGTTATACTCCTTTATCAGCATTTACCGATACTTTTATTACTGGGATTACTTATTCTAATAATAATATTATAGTTGGTAGAAACCAAGGTCAATCATCTTTAACTACAAATATTTCTACAATGACAGGTTTAACTGTTAATGGAAATTTAACTGTAACAGGTAACACATCAATGGAAGGTGTAACCGCATCAACATTAAACCTATCAACAACACCAGCAAACGACTCAACAAACAATAATGTTTTAGTAAGGGATGTCTTAACAGGTGTTGTTAAACAAAGAGATATTACAAATGCTTTAAATAAAAATTACGCATCTTTTTATGATACTGGTGATCAAACAGGTCTTGCTAATACAGTATTAACTATGTCGGCAAACACATCAGATTCTTGGAATACTGGAATTACTTTAAGTGCAAATACAAGATTTGTAATACAAAATCCTGGTGTTTATAATTTAGCATTTAGCGCTCAAATGGTAAAAACTGGTGGTAATAGTTCTACACACGCACACATATGGCTTTATCAAAACGGTCTTGATGTATTATATAGTGCTAGTCAGATTGGATTTCCTTCAAATAGTGTATATGTTGTTCCTGCTTGGAATTTCTTTTTTAGTACTACAACACCAAATGAATATGTTGAATTAAAATGGGAAATAAATAGTAATGTAGATAACCAATTGTTAATAAAACATCAACCAGCCGCTGGAAGTGTACCCGCAATTCCATCTGTTATTGTCACTATCAATCAAGTAAATTAGTTCACTTTAAAGATTTTAACAATATATTTTCAATATGAAAGATATTGTATTTGTAACCGCAGAATGGAATACTACTAATGCAGGAAATTCAATATATTCAGAGATATTCACGTTAAATAAAATTTATTAAAATAATAAACGTTTATTTTTAACAATTTAAATCTATTTTTTTTTTAAAAAGAATAGATGAAGATTTTTATACAAATTGCGTCTTATCGTGATCCCCAACTTATACCCACAATTAAAGATTGTATTGATAAATCAAAACATCCTGAAAATTTAGTATTTGGTATTTGTCGTCAATTTCATCCTGAAGATGGTTTTGATGATTTAAGTGAATATGAAAATGATAAACGTTTTCGTATTTTAAACATTCCTTATGAACAATCAACAGGAGTATGTTGGGCAAGAAATCAAGTTCAACAACTATATAAGGGAGAAAAATATACACTCCAATTGGATTCCCATATGAGGTTTGAACAGGATTGGGATAAGACCTTAATTAAGATGATTAAGGACTTACAAAAGAAAGGACATAAGAAACCATTATTAACGGGTTATGTATCGTCGTTTGATCCTGAAAATGACCCACAGGGAAGGGTTACAGACCCTTGGAGAATGTCTTTTGATAGATTTACACCAGAAGGAGTTGTATTCTTCTTACCCGAAGTAATTCCAAGTTGGAGAGAGTTGTCAGGTCCTATTCCTGCAAGATTTTACTCGGCACATTTTGCATTCACATTAGGGGAGTTTTCAAACGAGGTTCAACACGATCCAGAATATTATTTCCACGGAGAAGAAATATCAATTGCGGTTAGAGCTTACACTCACGGATATGATTTGTTTCACCCACATAAAGTTGTGATTTGGCATGAATATACTCGTAAAGGTAGAACAAAACAATGGGACGATGATAAGGAGTGGTATAAAAAGAATGAATACTGCCACAAGAAAAATAGGGAAATTTTAGGTATTGATGGTGAAGTATATGAAGGTGATTTAGGTAAGTATGGATTTGGTATGGAAAGAACTATTAAAGATTATGAAAAGTATTCTGGTATTTTATTTTCTAAACGTGCAATACAACAATATACAATTGATAAACAATATCCACCAAACCCATATAAATATGAAACAGAAGAAGAATGGTTAGAAAGTTTTACTTCCGTATTCAAACATTGTATTGATGTATCGTTTAGTAGTGTTCCCGAAACTGATTATGATTTTTGGGTGGTTGCATTCCATAATGAAAAGGACGAAACATTACATCGTCAAGACGCTGACGTTCACGAAATAAACAGAATGAAACAAGACCCTGATGGATACTGTAAGGTGTGGAGAGAGTTTAATACAACGGAAAAACCAAAGTATTGGGTTGTTTGGCCACATAGTGTATCAAAGGGGTGGTGTGATAGAATAACAGGTAATTTATAATTTATGGAAATATTAGGTATTAAAATATCTGATAAAGGATATTATATTAATTTACCAAAAAGTGTTGATAGGGTGGAAAATGTTAATCAACAAATTCTAAAATATGAATTAAAAAATTTAGAACGTGTTGACGCACTTACCGATCCTTGGCATCAAACTTCTTGTACTAAAAGTCATAGAAATGTTTTTGAGATTGCAAAATCAAGAAATGAAAATGTTATTGCAGTATTTGAGGACGACTTTCAAATTAAAGATAAAATCAAATATTATAGAGGTGAGGTAGATTTATTACCAACATTAGAATTAGTATTCAATGATTTAAAAAATGTAGAATGGGATATTCTTTTATTGGGTTGTAATCCAACATCAGATATAATACCAATAACAAAAAATTTGGGTATTATAAATCAATGTACTGGTGGTTGGGCATATATTATTAAACAAAATGCTTATGAATACATATTAAATAATTTTAATTATCATAGTGATCGTTTGGCAATTGATAATATATTACCCTTACTAAATTCTCGTGGATTTAAAACATTGACAACAATTCCCATGTTGGTTCATCATGCGGTTGGTTTTGAATCAACGTTACAACCAAAAGGTCCTGTTAATTATGATATTTGGATTAATGGTAGTTGGGATAAACATTATTATAATATAATTAAACAATAATGATAACATTAGTAACTGGTTTATGGGATATTGGTAGAAGTAATCTTGACGAAGGATGGTCAAGATCTTACCAACACTATTTAGATAAGTTTTACGAATTATTAAAAGTTAATAACAATTTAATAATTTTTGGTGACCAAGAATTAAAGGATTTTGTTTTTAAACATAGAACCGAAGAAAATACACAATTTGTTTTAAGAACTTTAGATTGGTTTAAGAATAATGAATATTATAATCTTATTCAATCAATCAGAACAAACCCAACTTGGTATAATCAAGTAGGTTGGTTAGGTGGATCAACTCAAGCAAAATTAGAGTTATATAATCCATTGGTAATGTCTAAAATGTTTTTACTTAATGATGCAAAACTTTTAGATAAATTTAATTCAGAAAAATTATATTGGATTGACGCTGGCCTTACAAATACCGTACATTCTGGATATTTTACTCACGACAATGTTATAGAAAAAGTAAATTTACTTACAGATAAATTTTTGTTTGTTTGTTTCCCTTATAATGCCGAAACGGAAGTTCATGGATTTAATTATAATGAAATGAAACGACTTACAAACAATGCACCAAACATTGTTGCTCGTGGAGGTTTTTTTGGTGGAACAAAAAAGTCCATTGGTGAAATGAATAGTTTGTATTATGGGTTATTGTTAGACACCCTTAAACGAGAATTTATGGGAACCGAAGAAAGTTTGTTCACCATATTATTATATCAGTATCCAAGTATTATTGATTATTGTGAAATAGGATCTGATGGGTTAATGTATAAGTTTTTTGAGGATGTTAAGAACATTAATACAAAAGTATTAAATAAAAACGTTATACAACCAAAATTAACATTTAGTGAAGGCGTTGGTTTATATGTAATAACATTTAATAGTCCTGATCAATTTGATACGTTAATTCAATCAATGTTATCATATGACCCTGACTTTATTACAAGAACAAAGAAATTTTTGCTTGATAATTCTACAAACCTTGAAACAACACCAAGATATCTTGAGTTATGCAAACAATATAATTTTGAACATATTAAGAAAGACAATATCGGAATAACAGGGGGGAGACAATTTATTGCGGAACATTTTAATGAACAAGAAGATTTGGGTTATTATTATTTTTTTGAGGATGATATGTTCTTTTACAATAAAAAAGATGAGGTTTGTAAAAATGGTTATAATAGATTTGTTAATAAATTATTTAATAAATCATTAAACATTCTTAAACAAGAACAATTTGATTTCCTTAAATTAAATTTTACAGAATTTTACGGGTCTAATAATAAACAATGGGCATGGTATAATGTACCCCAAGATTTTAGACAATCCCATTGGCCAAACAACCCAAGATTACCACAACAAGGATTAGATCCAAATTCACCAAATACGGAATTTAAACATATAAAATCATACCAAGGATTACCATACGCAAGTGGAGAAATTTATTTATGTAATTGGCCAATCATTATGTCCAAAGATGGTAATTATAAATGTTATTTAAAAACAAAATTCCAACACCCGTTTGAACAAACCCTTATGAGTCATTGTTATCAAGAAACAATAAAAGGGAATATTAAACCAGGTTTATTACTTTTAACCCCAACTGAACACAATAGGTTTGATCATTATGATGGATCTTTAAGAAAAGAGTGTTAAAATGTATTATTGATATATTTATAGTAAAAACTATAGATGGAATTTTACATTAAAAAAAATGCGACATTACCAGTATTAAAAATTCAGGTGGTTAAAGATGGTCGTAGTGATTATAACAATTTTATGGATATGATTGAGCAATCTGCCATATTCTTTTCTATGGTTAATACAGAAACGGGAATTCCAAAAATCACAACAAGACCAGCAGGATTTGTGGAAAAAATTCAGATTGACCCAAATGCAAGTCCCGAATATTATATCTACTATAAATTTACCCCAAGGGATACAAATAAAGTCGGTAGATACGAAGCTCAATTTTTATTAAGGAATGATGATGGGACATTAATTTTACCAATACGAGAACAACTATTTATTAACGTACAAGAAAGTTTTATTGCTGACGACCTACCTTATGAAAGTTGTTATGTAATTGATTTTCCTTGTTGTACATAAAATAAACAATTAAACATAAATAAAAACAAAAATGAAAGTAGAAATTTCAAACCCAAAATCAGTAGTTGTTGTTCAAGAACAAACAAAAACTTATGGATCATTAACAATCAAAAGAATGGTTGATTTCCCTAAACAAAAGAAAGTAGTTATTCATCTTGAAGAAGTTGATGGACCTGTTGTATTGTGGGAAGGTAGTGCTTATGATGCGATTGGTGAATGGACTAACTCGGATGTGGAATCAAGATTAACAGAATTGTACTCAGCATAATTTATAAAATCCCCCAATGTATTTTATATGTTGGGGGTTGATAATACATTGTCTTTATAATATATTTAGGTAGTAAGGTAAATGTCGTGACATACGGCAGCAAATAAACCAAACTTAAATATATAATAAATGATATCAGAAGAAGAAATTAAATCCTTCCTTGAAGGTGCCGATCCAGAAAAATACATTGTGTCGGTAGAATTTGATTACGCATCAAATTGTGTGTATAAAATCAAAGAAGATCCCGCAAAAGGGAAAACAATTCAAAAAGAAAGTTTCACGGCATTTGCGTGGGTAGGTGACCTACGAGGTCTTAACTTTTACCAATCATCAAAAGAATTCCAAAAAGAGGCAATGACCAAATATGGTATTGTTATTGAGAAACTACGTACAGACGGAAACGAAAGATTAGAAAAAGGTTTAACATTCTTGGTTAAATCTTTAAAAGGATATAGAGAACTAATCCAATTCTTTAGAGATGGTGGATTAGATCCGTGGGGTGAAACTACCAAAGATAAAATAATGATTCTACCTCCTGTAGAACAATACCTCATCACAAAAGAAAAACGATTATTTAAAGGGTTTGAAGAATACAATGATATTACAAGATTTG